TCCCACAGTACTTGTGAAAATCATATGTATCTTTCGTGAAGTGATTTTTCAACGAAAGATAAAGAGTATAACATTCAAATGGATTCATTATAAAAAACTTACGCGAGAAAAATTTACCGGGATTTTTTACGCCCAATTTAGGGATTAAAAAACTAATTTTGCCCTAGAAGTTCGCTTTAAAAAGTTTAACTCCATAGCTTCATACTTTAACTTCTCTTTGAGAGGTTTAGTGATTAACTTCGGCACGGATTCAAGTTCAATAGAATTTTGTTCACAGAAATGAATGATCGCATCAATATACGACATTTTTTCTTTTTGAACTAGAGATTCTACCTCCTGAACAAACTTTGCAGGACAGAAAAACTTTTTTTCAAACGCTTTTTCTAATTCATTTGTAATTTCATTTTTCATATGTTTCGAGTCGATGAGTAACAAACTCTCTAATATATTCTGTGAGTAGTTTGATGTACTTTGCTTTATCATATTCTTCATAAACGACACATTCTCCATTTTCACAAGACATTAAGATAACAAATTTTTTAACGACGATACCAGTCAATTCATACAACATACACGCATAAGCGCAACATTGAACAAAGTAATGGTCGATCCATTCCCTTGGTTTGGGTTTTTTAGAAGTTTTAAAATCAATGATTGCAAGTTCGCCGTTATACTCTGCTATACAATCTACTGTCCCAGCGATACCTAACTGCTTGCTATACATTGATCCTTCAAGACTATGTATATTATTAATCTTTGCAAGTTCTGGTTTAGCAAGTTTGAATAAGATATCCGACAGTGGTTGAACCTGTGGGAGTTCCTCATTGTAGAGATATTTTTCTACAAGAGTATGCATGTCCGTACCACGACTGGTGGCCTTTCTTGTAATACGATCTGCTTCCTCATTACCGACTCTTTTTCTCCATTTAATAAAAATCTCACGGTTATAATGACTGGTAATTGAAGTAATGGAGACCAACTTTAAAAGGTCTCCCTCATCGGGGACTTTATAAAAACGAACTCCATCAATACTTTCTCTTTGGAGTTTTGGGAGATCAATTTCTACATGATTAAACATAATTTTATCAAAGTTTAAGTTCGTTTTTAGCTACCAAGTATTCTTTACAAAGACCAGATCTAACAATATCTTCAAGACCAAATTCAATAATATCGAATGAAGGCATTGCTCTAAGAATAGACATGAAATCTACGATTCCATTTTTTTCATTAGTTTTTGTTAAATCAGTCTGTGTTGCATCACCACAAAATGTAATACGAGTATTCTCACCAACTCTTGTTATTATACTATCTAGTTCATGAAAATTCAAGTTTTGGAATTCATCAACTATAACAATAGCATTATCTAAGGTTGTTCCTCTAAGAAAAGAAGTAGACCAAAAACTAATAGTTCCTTGGGTTTTAAGATTACCATACAACATTTCAAAATCAGCATCCGTAGGCATCTCAAACATATACTTTACCATATTCTTATATGGAATCTGATAAAGAGATGATTTATCTTCATGATCTCCAGGAAGGAAACCAATTTCGCGAGTAGCAACTAAAGATCGAACAATATAAATTTTTTGATAGGGAGAATTTTCATCTAGTACATCTCGTATGGCATTGTATAGAGTGATAAATGTTTTACCCGTACCAGCAGCACCATATGCAACTATTTGTTTATCATCTGCATATGAATCAAATAACCTTTGTTGATTATCTGTTAATGGTTCGATATCTATCAACAAGTCGGTATTAATTGGTTTCTTGCGTTTCTTTTGCTTTGCAGTCATTCCAACTCCAATGGGTTGATCTCCATTGTTCTTTCTCTTTTTAGGCATAAGCTTTAGATAGGTTTAACATAAGATCCAGGAGCTCGTGATGCTTGTTTGAGCACTTCGTTCCATCCTGGATTTTTATTGACGAGTTTATCTTTCCACTCACCAACCTCACCCACACCAGGCATAGTTGATGGATCAGAGTAATCTCTAAGCCAATCGGGATTATCAATCCCCCACTGGTCCCATTCGTGAATGCTCATTTTCACTTCTTTTTGTTCACCAGTTTTTGTATTAACAACAGGGTATGTAGCCATAATTTGAAGCACCGGACAATTGTATTTATTGGGTAAATTTTTTTATATATTTACGAACTCTACTCTCTAATTTTTTAACATCATAACTATGTCCCAAGTATACATCATCCCTATGTTCTTTTACATGATTTAATGTAATTTGATCGTATAATAATTTTGCACCTCCATAAGAATGTCCAGAATCATCACATAAAGGATCAGCAAAAAAGTTATAATCAGGATACTTTTCTACGAGCATCCCGTTAACCATAATGTTATGAAATACTCCCCCACCTAAAGCAATATTTTTACAGTCATTTAATTTCATTGCTTTTTCAATAACAAAAATAACTTTTTCTTCTAAAGCCTTCTGTACCGCATATGCTAGGTTCACTGATTTATCAAAATTATCTTTATATTCTTTTAACTCAGGATAAACTACATCATTTAACAACAAAGTTGGATTAAATAAATTAGCATTAGAATCAAGATTTGGACCTACAAGAAGTGGTGGTAAATTTTTATCTTCTTTACCGTATGGAGCCATCCCCATAATTTTTCCAACATTTTCAACACGATGGCCAAGATAACCAGTTACTGATTCATACATAACACCAGCACTAATTGTAGATGCTAAACGAAGATTAGAAAAACCTATAGTATTTTCATAATGATCTTTAAGTATATCTTCCATATCACCCCAACTAGAAAGAATATCTTCATATTCACTTGCTCTATATCCATCAGTAGAGACTTCTTTATATAAAAGTTCCCATTGATTTTCCCAACTAGTATTGTCTAGGATTTTACTAAAAATAGAAACATGTTCAAATAATCTATGACCAACATTATCCATCCCGTCATACATGTCGTCATCGAGCATAGACACTAAATTACCGACATGCCCCCACCCATCCATAACAACAACTGTAGCTTCATCAAATGGAGAATAATAATAAGAAGATGCTGCATGATTGATATGATGAGTTGACATTTTATTTCTTACAAGAAGTTCGGGGTCACTCTCATAAGCATACTCATCAAAATAATCAGTTGAATGTGGATCATCTTGAAAAAAGTGATCTACCTTAACACCGTTCTTTTCTATGCTGGTTTTAATTAATCGCTGATCCGCACCATCGGTATTTGCAAATATAACCCAATCTAACTTTTTCGTATATTCAGTAACCCTATCAACACTAACCATAGGCATACCAAAATCTCTTTTTATTCCCGTTATTCTCTCTTCTTTTATAAAGAAAACAATCTTTCCATGATGCAATAAGCAAATACTAGATCCATGACCTGCTACATTAACACCTAAAATCCAATCCGCTTTTCCCCTATTCATACATCCTCCAAAATTTTAGAATTAATTCTATCTCTAAGTTCTTCCTTACTATAGATAGGACCTAAGAAAAGATTATCATAAGATTCAATTTTAAATTCTTGTTCCACATTATCAACTGCACATGGGCCATTTTCATAATTCCATAATAGAGCATGTCCAAGAGATTGCCCAGCATCATTCGGAACAGGATCAACAAAGAAATTTATATGAGGGAATTTTTCTACTAACGCCGCATTATTGACGACATTTAAAGCACAACCTCCACTAAGAACAATATTTTTACATTCATAATTATCATCTATAAATTTTATCTTATGTTCATATATTTTTTCAAGAGATTTTTGCATCTTATATGCTAAATTTGCTCTCTTTTCCTCAGACGAGATAATATCTTCTGCATTATAATTTGCAAAATCAAGAGTTCTACTTTGTGTAAAGAAATTTTTATTTGATTTTAAAGTGTCCCCGACGAAGAACGGAGGGATAGAATCATCTTCCTCTCCATACGCGGAAAGACCCATCGTTTTTCCACAATCTATATTATCAAATCCAAGAGAAGCACTAACTACACCATACATAACTCCAATACCCATATGACTAGTAGTTTCTGTATTTTTTATACTAGAAAAAAAATCTTTTACTGATGGTAGTTGGTTGTTACCAGATCTAGCATGAAATTTTTGTAACTCATGAAGACCATCACATCGATGAGAATCATAAATTGCAGTCTTATCAAGTTCTACAAAATTAGATGGAAAAGATGCGTGATAGGTAGACATTGACTCAGTTGCCTGAATTGGAGGAGCATTTATTCCACAATTATCAAGATCATACACTAATCCTGCAGTAGTTCCCCATCCATCACATACTAGACATATAGCCTCATCAAATCCAGAAGTATAAAAACCACATGCCGCATGAAGTAGATGGTGATGCTCGCAATATTCAGTTTTACTATCATCAAGAATGAATCCCTGCATAAGCAGTTTATCAACATGAAACTTTGTGAGTTTCAGATAATCTTTATTATCACCGTTTACCCATGGTGAACAGTTTGATACCAAAAGTTGGTCTAATGATTGGGTATATTCTTTTATAAAAAGTTCTACCTTCCCATCCTTTAGGAGTGTAATTGACCCATCATGAGCGGCAAAACTCACTGATAACACCCATTCATGATCTTCATTTTGCATTTTGATTCTCCACTAACATATTAATTTCTGGAAGATAAAGATAATGAATTGTAGATTCCTTAATGGCCTCTATAGCATCTTCAGGAGTTTCTACTATTGGTTCTCCAGCAAGATTAAATGATGTATTCAATAGGAGAGGAACCCCAGTCATTACAAAGAATTTGGAAATTAAATTATAATAGTTTGGATTCTGAGAACGGCGCAGTGTCTGCACCCTACAAGTATTATCTACATGGACCACTGCAGGCATTTCTTGTATCTTTTCTTCTCTACACCTAATAGAATATCCCATAAAAGGAGATTCTCCACCAAAAGGTTCCATGTGAAAATAATCATTCGCATATTCATATAGAATTGTAGCTGCAAATGGTCTGAAAGATTCTCTTCGCTTTACGATATTTACAATGTCTTTTCCATCTTTATTCCTAGGATCAAACAAAAGAGATCTATTACCTAAAGCTCTCTCTCCAGCTTCAGATCTACCTTGATATAAGGCAACTATTTTTTGCTCTAATAATTTATTAACAACGTCAGTAGTAGATACATTTTCAATGATTTTCATTTAATTTAACTCAAATATAAAGTGGTCAGTGGATTTTTTACTTGCGAATTAGTTAATTTATAATGAAGCCATCTCGCTGCTCCCAAACAAGTCCCTCCATCATTCGGAATAGGATCTACATATAGTTTAACATGTTTTGGTAATTGTTCCAAATATCTATAGTTATTCATACAATTAGCAGCATACCCACCACTAAGAATTATATTATTACATCCTGATTCCTCAACTGCTTTATCAATTAAGTGAAGAGTATGTTTAAAAGTTTCATCCTGTAATTTCTTAGCAACTCTACACTTTAGAAAGAAATCATCTGTAGTAAAACTTGTTCTTTCAAATGGAAATGGATTTTTCCGAATAATATTATGTATTAGTTCTGGAGTGGTTCTCCTTTCTTCATCATCATCAGTGAACCAATCAATTTCATCCCACCA